GTGTGATTATCGTATCACGAGCGCTACTAGCACAACGGGGTTACGAACCCATAACCACTCACGTGTTCAATAAGCGTCCCAAACAGGGATCTTTAAGGTTTAGATATTTTCCGTTTAAACAATCGAGTCAAAAGCTTAGCTTTGGTCTTTATGGGGGGTTGTTGTAGATCAGCCTCCATCCTAGTGTCTACTTGGGGTGCTGTGGGTAGTTGAGGGTATAGGTTAGATATTACGGGCTGTGTTGATTTGGCTTGGTCTTGGGCCTCTTCGTGATGTAAACCATCAAGTATGGCTTGGTACTGTTGTGTCCCGTAGCCAATAGCTGGTAATATACTCAAGTTAAGGTATGGTGATGCTATCAAGTCAAGTGTGTACTGCATGACAAAGTTCCACCCAGCTCTGAAGCCGGTGGTGAAATCTACTTCCCATTCAAAATAGAAGTTGGCAGATCTGGCTTTATCACACCTTAACAAAAGATTTGTTGTTACACTATAGAACTTCTTTCCAGATTCACACACAAATTTATCTACGACTGGGACTCCTGTCCATGGAATGTTCCACGGGATTCCATCACTGCTTTTAAGCGAACAAACAACGGAGGTTATATCTCCAGCATTCAAGGTGAAGTTGGTTCTAATGGTTAAGAACGTGTCTAAACCTAGATTTATTCTCGAGATATTGTCGAATGCTGGTGTATTGCGACTTTCCAGCGACAAAGTATTATCTCCAAGATGTAATGTTTGTATGGGGTCGGGTCCTTTACTTTTAGCCGCTGCTCCATCAAGGGCGTTGGCAGTCATCGGAGTTGGTAGTCCGATCCAGGTGCCGTCATCCTCGTGTGTAGCATCAACTGTATTCTCATAGTCTCTACGCGTTAAGAAGAGAGTGTCAGCTCCGTTTTTAAGAGTGTCTGAGTGTATCCCTGCACCGTCCGAATAGAAAGATCCGAACACATGCTGACTGTACACTTGTGTTTTCTTCTGGGTACTCACTTTTATCTTACCTAAACCCGCGATATCCTATGGGAGAATTCCTTGAAACTCTAGTGTGTATTGGATTTCTACACACCCTAGTACTCGGTCCACGCTTTTGCCTTCGCAAGTTGCTACGAGTGCTAAAGTGAAAGGAGCGCTAAGCAAGGAATCGTCACCAGAATATCGAACTGTGTCTTTATTCACAAACTTAGGGTGTATCGTCACCCAGGGAGTTATCTTTCGAATTGGACCACTGTAGTGTGGGTTCAATCTGGAGATCTGCTCTCTAGTCAGAGTTCCAGACATCTTTCCATAATCAATGCCTAGGGATATGTTTCCGGACGAAAGTCCGCTTTCGTCTGGAATAAACCTATAGGACACTGATTTTATCCGATAAGACTCGTATATCGCAGCATATTTCTTGAGCATTGGAGATGCTGACGCTATATTGAAGGTGTTATTGTAGGACACTGATGTTTTATTGGCAGAGGCTGTTAGTATGGCAGTTACTTCTCTACCAGTTACGGGGACCCCCATTAGCAGATTTACTGCTTTGGGTTGCCCTGCCACGGTTTTTCGTGGCAGCTTTTGCTTTTTGGCTTGAGGTTTTTGGCCTCTCTTGTTCATATTTTTGTTGTTCGGCATGTCTATCTTTTTGTATTTTGCTTACGGCTTGTTGAAATTTTTGTAGCAAACCCTCCGCTACTTTCACCTGATTTAGCAATTGAAGTTCCGTTGAGTGTAATTGTTCGGATCTATTCAGCCTCTCATCCACCTCATTATCATACGCCCACACATCTCCTGGCACCATGGCTCTAGCTAGAGCCTCTACTTGCACACTCTCAGTCCTAGTGTACGTATAGGGTATGTTAAATATAATACCAGGGACCTTCTTAGACACGTTACGGGATCTTATTATGTTATGCGCGTGCAACTCTACCATAACTGCATATATCTTATATATTATGGCCTGCCTAACTATTTCAGCTTTGGCAGAAGTCTCCGCACTAGCAATCCGCGTACGATCTCCTACAGGAGACTGTAAGTAGCCAGTCACACGTTTTATTGGAATTGGTTGACTGTCGGTGACCTGCTGGTAGCGAGTAACCTCTGTGTAAAACACAAACTTCATTCCCTCTCGCTGAGCTATGTAGTTGACCCACGCTAGGTCTGGCTGTGTAGCAGTAAGTGGGAGGGTGAGTTTTGTCAGTTCTCGTATATCGGTCTCCACAGTTATGTTGAACGCTTCCGTATCTTCACGATCAACAACCAGAGTCCCTTCAGGTATGGACACCACAGGCAAAATCGTCCTAGGTGTTGGCACTGGCTTCTTATTGTGGGTGGCAACAGGTTTCTGTTGTGCTATAGGAAGGAATGAGTCTCTGTTTATAAGAGCTTCCACGTAATCCGCTCGGGACTGTAGCTTAACGCGCGCAGTTCCCAGGTTGGGCATGGTTTTCTCTACTCCCTTCTTAGCAAATGAGGTTGACGGTGTTGGGAAATCAATCGCAACACTTGGTTTCGTGTCCATTACCATAATCTCCACCATAGGATCGGCGGGTAGAGATTTGGCTAACATAAGGTTTCGTAATCTAGTTTTCCAAGGTGCTCTTGACAGCATTATCTTCTCATGCAGTGTGGGAAATATGGGTTTCCAATCATCTTTATGGGGCGGATCAGAACTGTATAACATAGTTATCCACCGTAGGTTGGGTACCCCCTCTGAGGTCGGATATGAGAAGTCCTCTCCTACAACTTGAAAGAGTTCTGGACCTTCACCTCTACCGTCTCCTGCAGCCACTGACATGAGCACTGCGGCAGCTGGCACCATATCTATAGCCTTGAAAAGGACGTCTCTTATGGTTGGGTCAAAAACTGCTCCTGTGACCAGGTAGCCTCTGGCCCTATCTAGAGACTGGCGTTGTTTAGCCACGTCAGATAGTGCTTTGCCGACCGAGTTTATATCATCGCGCGGGTGTAACAAGAGCTCGAGCCACTCATCTTCAAATAGTGAAGGCACTAGGGTGTTCTTTATTTGCCCTTCTATCTCATACTCGCGCCAAAGGAACCTCATTCCTAAGAACTTGTTCGTAGTCCAGTACTCGTTGTTCCTTGGTTGCATATCGAGTTGTTCTGGTTCCCAGGTGCCTGGTTTCACCACTAGACCGTGTTTCTCTAACATCCATGCTGTCACTCGTTTCGCATCGAAAAACATGCTGTTATCAGTTTCTAACTGGTCAATGAGGTCAGCATAAGCCAACGCTGATTTTGCTGTGTCGAACAACGTAGTTCCGACAGCTCCACTAAGAAGACCATCCTTCTGTTTCTTGTATATAGTTGTTCCTTCCACTATCATATCTGGGTGTGAGGCCATTATCGCCATTAGGCTTAAAACACGGTCCCACAAGGGGCTTTCTCCGTGTTGCTCTGTATACATATTTGACATCCACCTAACAACACCTTGTATGGTGTCGAAGTCTACGCTTCCATCCATCTGCTTGAAGTCGGGGTCTACTGCATAGACAGATCCGTCTTTTGTACACATAAATAATTTGGCATCATCACCGTACAAGCCAACTTTGAATTGTGTGGTCTTCTTGGCAATTGCAAGCTCTTGTAGCTTCTTGACTCGCTCATATACACGATTTATACCTCCTTTCGCCATGGACCAGCCGTAAGCGTTCAATGTGTCTGTTTTATCCCACGTTTCTAACGAGTGACACATTGGTTGAGTCAAGCAGCTAAAGAGAAAAGAAAAGTGCTTCCCCTGACAGACATAAGGTCTTGTCTTCCTACGCACTTCGTCCATAGCGTACCGATCTGTTTTGTTCTTCAGTTCAGTAAGGAATAGCTCTGGCTGCTCTTTAGCCAACGTCCCTAAAGTTCCCGCTTCGATATGTTCAAGGACCAGCGGCAACACTGTTCCCAACATGGATGCCATGGCATCCTTTGTGGGAACCCAATATGGTGCGCCGGCTCCTGATGACGCAGTGAGTTTCACTTGAGCGAAAAGTTCGTCTACGTCATGCCAATCAGGTAGCATCGTTGTGGGCAACAATTTAGCCAGTTTCTGAGCTATTCTGGTAGGTTTTCCTTCAGATTTGCATTTGCGTGTGGTGAGCTCGCGGAGTCTAGTTGAGAACCCTTCGGGTGTACCGGATGTATAAACGACTGCATCACGCTGCTCTTCCAACTTGTCGAGAGGATACGCGGCTAGGGCAGCAGTAGAAAGTATGGAGTCTTGCTTACCCACTCTGCCGAAATTCCTCTTGGAACTAACTTGTCCTCTGGTTTGGTGCGTCCCTTCGGGGTGAATCTGGACGTCTTGATGTTTTAGATTACTAACTGGACAATAATCCGCCTTCTTAGTTAGACATGTGAGGTCTATAGGTTGTTGAATTTCTAAAGACTTCACACCACCTCCCAGCAAAACCTTGGCCTGTGAAAAGTCAGGGTCAGCTAGCGAGGATAACAGATCTCTGGGGGCACCTTGAGCCAAAATGGCTAGCCCGCGGAGATCTTGCTTCTTTGCTACACCGATCTGCTGCAACATTTCTTCAACCGTATATCTATCTTTTGAAATGATTGGATTCGACATCTTATTATTTCTTGGATTTTACAATAGAGTTTACGAAAGTTTACGAAAGTTGTAGTTTATGGTGTTCGAAAATAAAAG